AAGAAATATCCTCGCGGATCAATGAGGTTCATGCGAGCATTCAAGAAGTACATGATCGCAAAGAGCCACAGGGAGTTCAACTTCGACAAGCTCGACCAGTTCATTGGAAGGATATCGAAGTACGTATTGCGCGTGACAAAGGAAGACGTACTAGACCTTCCGCCATTGACATACGTTGAAGAACGCGTTGAACTGCTCGGACGCCAGCGAGCGCTATACGATGAAATGAAGCGCGACCTCATCGTTAGGTTAGGTCAGAAGGCATCGTCAGCGCCCCTATCAATCACAAAGATCGGGAAGCTCCATCAGATATGTGGCGGTCACCTGTTCGATGATGATGGCGATGTCCACTTTGTCGGCCGTGCGAAGCTTCGACGCCTCATGCGCATACTTGAGCGACACGATGGCGAACCGGTCGTGGTGTTCTGTCGATATCGAACTGAGGTTGACACACTCCGACGTGAACTAGAAGACCGGGGGTATCGTGTTGCCACGCTTACGGGTGAGGTCAAGCGAAAGGACCGGACGAAAGCCATTGAGATGTTTCAAGCGAAGAAGCTTGATGTAATGATTGCTCAGGTAAGAACTGGTGGGGTTGGCATCGACCTTTTTGCATCACGAATTGAGGTGTTCTATTCTACCACATATAGCTTCATTGACTTCGAGCAGGCAGTTAGTCGCGTGCATCGTCGAGGACAAGAAAAAGATGTGATTATCTACCTGCTAATGGCATCAGGAACCATTGACGAAGTCATCTATTCTGCTATACGGTCAAAACGTCGGGTCTCCAACCGTGTCCTGACAAACCTGATCGGAGAATACTTATGGCCAAGGAAGAAGCAAAGTCGTCGTATGATGTCGCTCGCCTCGCAAAAGACCTCGGCATCCAGCCGGCGTCCGTTCGTGTCGCGCTTCGCAAGCACGAGATCGAGAAGCCCGGCAAAGCCTACGTCTGGGAAAGCAAGTCGGCATACGATGAGGTCTTGAAGAAACTCAAAGCCGCATCGAACGATGACAAGCCTGAGAAGTCCGAGAAGAAGGCGGCTGCAAAGAAGAAGTAATTCGGAACATGCACCGGCGAAGAATTGCCTCAGCACCATAAACGGGTGACTGAGGCTTTTCTTTACCCATTAACTACTTCTTAACGATATCCGTATAGTATGCTTACATCGAACAACGAGAGGAAGACATTCGATGAACTGGACAAACAACACAGACGTGGAAGTCAACGGTTTCAAGGTCGGTGACCGGGTTCGTACAAAGACGGGACGTGCTATTGAAACAACGATTGTGCGCGTATGCGAGGGCAGCAATCTTGTTGAGCTGAAGACACGACAGACTTATGCCACATGGTATTTGGAGAAAGTATCGTGAAGCTTTCTCCACAACAGGACGACTTCGTTCAGTGGGCTGAGCACGGTGATGGATCTTGCGTCCTCGAAGCTGTTGCGGGCGCAGGCAAGACGACTACGTTGATCACCGCAATCGAGCGCATGAGCGGCCACATTGCGATCTTAGCATATAACAAGAAGATCGCAGAGGAGATCAAAGTCAAGTTGAAAGAGCGCGGCGTCACACATGCAGACGCAGGGACCGTGCATTCATTCGGCTTCAAGGCGTATCGAAAAGCGTACCCTCGCGTCAATGTGGACGGCAAGAAGCTTTCGCAGATCGCTAACCAGATGTTCGCCACAAAGGACATCGAGAAGTACTCAAACTATGTCGTCAAGCTCGTGTCACTTGCGAAGCAGAAAGCGGTCGGAGTGTCGTCATCGATACATGACCAGGGCATATGGTGGGACATCGCGCGTCACTTCGACGTATTCGATAATGGTAAGAGCGGCGACACGCTGCCCGAGCATGAGATCATTCAGGCGGCTATTCAGCTCCTCGTTGCAAACAATAAGACAACGGCTGTCATTGATTTTGATGACATGGTATACATGCCGTTAGTGTTGCGTCTTCCATTTTGGCAGTATGATGTCGTCATGGTGGATGAAGCGCAGGACACTAACCCCGCGCGAAGGCTTATGGTGAAGCAGATGGTCAAGCGCGGCGGTCGCGTCATCGCTGTGGGTGATCGCCATCAGGCAATTTACGGCTTCACAGGCGCAGACAATGACTCGCTCGACCTGATCGCACGAGAGTTCAACTGCGTTCGTATGCCGCTGACCACTACGTATCGTTGCCCGAAAGCAGTTGTTGCATTTGCTCAGCAGTGGGTGTCGCACATTCACGCCCATGGGTCAGCGCCTGAAGGGTCGGTATCCCGTACGTCAATGGCCGACTTCATTATGCGAAATGATCTCAACAAGGACAGCGCTGTTCTGTGTCGTAACACCAAGCCCCTTGTTGCGCTAGCATTGTCGCTCATTCGCAATCGCATCGCCTGCAAGGTCGAGGGACGCGACATTGGCGCCAACCTGAAGAAACTGATCAATCGATGGAAGGTCAAGTCGCTGAATGCGCTGTCCGATAAGCTCGACAAATATCTGTCAAAGGAGCTTGAGCGGCTGAACACATTGCAACAGGATGCTAAGGCGCAGATCGTCGAGGACACTGTGGAGACTGTTAAAGTCATCATCGATCAGTGCTTAAAGGAGGGAAAGACGTCGCTCGTTGATGCCGTCGAGTATATCGACATGCTATTTGCTGATGACGTGTCAGGCGTCATGGTTCTGTCAACAATTCACAAGTCGAAGGGGCGCGAATGGGAACGCGTGTTCTGGCTTGATCGCGCTGGCACTTGCCCCTCCAAGTACGCTAAGCAGCAGTGGATGAAGGACCAGGAACGCAATCTTATGTATGTGGCCGCCACACGAGCGAAGGACGAACTGATTGAGCTTGAAGGCGAGGTCAACAAGGAAAAGGCGGTACGTAGGGGACGTGCCGTCACCGAGGCCGGGCCAACTGTTGCGGATCAGCCCGCGACAAGTGCCCGGCCGGGTAAGAGTGACGAGCAGCGCAAGGCTGACAAGCGTGAGCGGGCTCGTAAACGTCGAGAAGCAAAGGAGAAGTCAGAATGAAAAAGTTTTTCTATACTTTGATGGGAGTGATCGCTCTTCTGTCAATGGCTTCAGGAATGTTTCCGCAAACAGCCGAGGAGAAGCTTCGGGCGCAACGTGACACACAGCAACAGGTCCGACTCATTCGTGCTGAACGGGCAGTCAAATCGGTACTACGCGACCCCCGCTCAGCAACGTTTGGGACTTCCTTCATCGGAAGAGACGACGCGGTTTGTGGGGTCGTCAACGCCAAGAATGGCTTCGGGGGTTACACCGGGCCGCAGACCTATATGGTTCACCAGAACGAGCTACGCTTGGGTGCCACGCTGCCCGCGTCGTTGTGGAACCGTTACTGCGCTAAGAGGGTGCGCCTCTAAATGTTGTCGAACTTTGCCGCAACTTCGAACACTTCATCTTGCGTCACTCCAAGATAGGCGGAGGTTGCTGCAAGACTGCTGTGCCCCAAGAGCTGACGGACGACTTCAACGTTCTTTGTCTCCTTGTAGATGATCGAAGCCTTAGAACGTCGGGAGGAGTGCCCCGAGTACCGGCGGGGGTCCTTGCCGGCAATCACAGCAAAGGACTTGATCAACTGACGGTAGATAGTGCCAGAGATTGGCCGGGAAGCATGGGGCGCCGGCAATGGAGTGAACAGGAAGTCACTCGGCAGCTTCCCTGTGTAGTAGATCAGATCCACAAGAGCTTTGGTGGCGCGCGGCGTCAATCGAACAGTGATGGTCTTACCAGTCTTCTGTTGTTTGACTGGAAAGGTCTCATGCAACGTAGCTCCATCTGGCTTTCGAACGTCACAAACTCGAAGACGCAATAGGTCTCGAGTGCGAAGCATGGTGTCCAGTGCCACCTCCATCAACGCAAGGTCTCGCCAGCGTTTGTGTGCGATGAGCGTGGTGCGGATAAGGTGAATATCCTCCCGGGTGAAAGGCTCTTTGCGCCCCTGGGGTTTTCCTTTTCGCGATATACGAGCCATTAGTGAAACCCTTTCTCGAGGATAATTGTCAATAAAAACGCTCTTTTTGGCCTGCAAAGGTAGCACTACTGTAAAAAGTGCAATACCCGAAGTTGATGAACGCCGCACCTCATAATTGCTAGTTGACTATGCAAGGCGCAAATCGCTCAAATTTGAGCGCACACGCCCCGCCGAGAACGTCTTAGTGATGATGAGCAGCGCCTCACGAACAGCGCCTATCGCTTAAATTCAGCGCCTTAGCCATGAAAAAAGCCCCGGTGCTGATACCGGGGCTTAAGTTTAGGGAGGAAACGATCAAGGGTTAGCGCAATGACCTTGCCATTACTTCATGAGAAACCTCCTGAGTGATGACGTTCAGCTGCGAACCTTCGAACGCTACACCCGAAGCCCGCCCTCGTCAATTCAGGCAGCGTGAAGATATTTCCACGACTTGTCATAGAAGCCCTTATCGAAGAACGGTATCCATTCCTGACGAAAGCGAGTGATCACGCCGTCTGCATTGATGGTCATCTCAATAGTCCAGCCGCCGACATGCGCCTGGATTTTATTCTTGCGAAGGAAGGGCGTTTGGTCACAAGTGCACCCGGCCTGCACCACGTGAACCTCACGTGGGTAGCCATACTCCGCCTTGTGGTAGTGACCTACAAGGAGAACGTGGGGCTTCTCGCCCCCCTGGTAGGACTCTACGATCTTTTGCGCAGCGTATGACGTAGCGTAGGCAGAACCCCCGCCAGCATGGATCAAGCGCATGACGCTGGTCTGTTTCTTTCCGGCAAAGAAGATGTCATGCTCCATGTGGCCGAGATACGTCATATCCTCTCGGCCTAAAGTCTTTGCCACACCCTCGATGTAGCGACCAACCTCAACGCCTTCACGTTGAACGTACCAGCCTTCGTGATCATCACCGGTAATAAAGTAGGTATTGATGCCTTTGCGCTTCGGCCAGTTCTTCGCAGCGTACCGGGCCTGAGCCTCCATGCCGGTGCACAGAACGTCGAACTTGTTGAAGCGTGCATCACCATCAATCATGTTCCCAAGCTGGTAGACAGTGCTGATGCCCTCCTCTTTCCAAATGCTATACAGTGCTTCGAGAACATCAAGGCGCTCGTACTTTGAGCACAGGTGATTGTCAGCGGTGACTCCGAACTTAAACGTCTTGCCGCGTAGCTTGTTGATATCGATGCGAAGCGGCGGAGCCTTCGGGATGTCACGCGATAACTCGACGTTCCCTTGAGCCGTGATAATGTTATGTCCGGACCCACGCAGGTCATCGAGAGCCTTGCGAATAATCGCCGGCGATGTCACCAGCGAGTTAGCAAGGTCCTCGACGCTTTGAATAGTACTCTTCTTCTTGATAGCGGCAAGAACACGATCCGAAATGGAGGGCCCATCCACAGGGATGCTCTTATTACTACTTAGCTTGATGCCGCGACGGTACGCTCGGTCGGCGATCTGCTTGCGATTGAATTTAACGTTGAACTTGATGAGTACCCGGTCAGCAACCTCGAGCCACGTCGAGCACTTCGGAGCAACATCCGCAATGTATGCGTTGAGCTCCGCAGCATCGACTCCCTTATACTTCTTGGCAGCCATGTCACTTGCCCTTCCCATACAGTTGAAGAGCCTTGTTGTAGGCCGCTTTGCACGAACGAGCGCCGCGTGCATTGCGTAGCTCGCTTAGACGAAGGTCCGTTACAACATCAGGGGTATTCTGCGGGTTCAACGCAGTCTTCGGCAGATCGATCACTTCGCCAGCTTTCTTTGCTGACTGTGGCAGCGGAGCCATCTCGATGTGATTATCTGAGCCTGGATAGGTCGAACATGCGGTCAGCAGGAACGCAAACAGTATTGACCAGCTTGACATCAACAGGCGTCTGAGTCTTTTGTTTGTCACGGATAGCACGGAGAACCTCCTCATTGTTAGCTTCGGCATCTGAGTCTTGATCGTCAAGCTGCTCATTTAACCCAAGGGCTTCACGAAGTTTGACTCGTTGATCCTGATAGGACTTGACCTGCGCCTTAAGGCTTGCAACGTGGTAGTAGTCGTGCGAGAAGTACAGCCCAGAGCCAAACCCAACAGTGAACGCCGCGATAACGGCAATCAGCCATATCCTTATCATGTACCTTTCTCCTTCTGATCGGCAATATTCCGCCAAGCGATGTAACCAAGCAATGCCACAGTCGCTATTCCGATTACCGCAGTCACCCATGGCTTGTACTGAGCCACAGTATCAATGAGGCTCTGTGATTGGTCGATGGTGTCGAGCGCTTTCTTTGCCACCTTAACTGTGGGCGGCGGTTGATCAACAAGATTAAGCGACTGATCAGCGACTTGCAGTACTGCCGCACCCGCTGCCGCACGGGCCTTCCGACTTTCAGTCCAATGACGCGGACGGCGAATGCCGAGGATGCGATCACGGCCATTCTTTCGTCGAGAGAATGTTTCAATGCATACACGGTCACCCTGGTTTCCGCCGAGTAGCGTAAATGAGTCTTTGTTCAACTCGACGAGCATCCCAACGTGCCCCGTTACTCCGTCATCCTTAGAGCCACGCCACAGAACAACGATGTCGCCTTTCTTGGCGTCTTTCTCATCAACGGGAACGCCCCACTTGAGGAATGATCGAGCCATTCCGCTTTTCGTTCCTGGAATACCATTCGACATAAGCTTGCCATTGGAGTACCAAGCGCACCACGGTTGGTCGATGCAGTCGAACCCCTCGCCGCCTCCGCCCGTCTCGATGATGCGTTGAACTGCGGGGTTTGGACGCCTCTTTTTTCCGTCTATCGTGTACTCAGTCAGCCCAATATCTTTCAATGCATCCTGGTAGTACTTGGGCCCGCCCTTCGATGTTTCGTAGTCAATATCTGTTGCAGTTCCACCCGTGGCCATCGTCAATCTCCTTGTGTCCAATTGATCTTGGGTAACTCTTTGACCATTGACTCCACCGTAGGGAGCAAGCGTTCGCCCCTGACTACTTTACCGAGCTCATTGTAGGCGTAGAGCCAGACCTGGTCTCTCCAAGAAATAAAAATCTTGGCTTCCGAAGCCCACGAGGGGACAGTGCTTGTAGCGTACCCTGCGAAGGCTACTCCATCAGCATATCCTCGTCCTTTGGCCTCTTTGTCTATGGCTAACTGGATTGCTGATGAGAAATCACTCTCTGTTGGAGGTGTCACCTCTGGACCTTGGATAGCGATGCCTTCCGATATAATGTCATCATAGACAGCGTTGCCTACAATCGCTGGCACAGATACGTTACGTCCATCCATTTCACAGATGACAATGCTCTTTGTTTCATCGGACCAGCGGGGGTTTAAGATCGTGCTCATGTCGGAGTTCCTTTACATTCGTGCGTTTGCTGACCATGATCCGTTGGTCACGTAGGACTGGCCAGCGGTATACGTCCCGGTAAGTGATGCGTTGAACAGCGTCTCGGTAACTGTGCGTGATGTTGTAGCGGTTGCCGAAGTCCAAGTACCCGATACAAAGGCTGCCCATTGACCGTTGGTGGCGCCCTGGTCGCCCTTGTAATAGGTGATCGTTGGCGGGGTTCGCATAGGGGCGGGGAATGACACAGGCGGACCATCAACGACCGTCGCAGAGACGGCTGTAGACGATGCTCGCAGGCCATCTGTCGCCATTACCAGGCCATCTGCCATCGCCGTGCCGTACCGCGCCGATTTGCACCAATACCGCTGACAGCGGCGCATCTCAACATCGTAAGGCCGGCGCGCTCCAATGAGGCGTTGCAACGCCTCTCCCGTTATCTGCGAAGCCGCCGTGAAAGGAAGAACGCCTGTCGGGAACGCTTGGCAGTAGGCCACCTGCACGAACGCATTGAGCGTCGCGCCCCAATTCGTGGCGGTCGAGTGCGAAATAAAACTGCCAGCGCCCCAAGCGTTCAGGCTTGACGCTTGGAACGTCGAGCCCGCAATACTTCCAACATCGATGAACATGCCAGCGCCCGTATCCGTCGCCCATGTTCCCGATGTGTCTCCGGGGATGGTCACAAAGACGACGGTCGGTGTATTCGCGGTCAGCGAGAACGTGGTTACGTAGGACCTGTCTAGCGCGCCATTGCGCACCGCCAAACAATAGGTGCCCGTGACGGACGCTTGCAGGATAATCGCTACATCGATCGCCCTTGCATCTGCCGTTCCCCATCCGAGATGCTTTAAAAAGCTCCCTTCGATCCTCTGCTCGCAAGGGATTCCATACTCGCCGGCCGCTAGCGAGGCCTGCGCCGTCGTAGCGATGGCTTTGACTGATGCGGCTAGCCGCTTGAAGTTTGCCGTCCCAGAAAAGGGGCTGGCGATGTTCTGGACCGACATTTGCAGTGTCGCGGCGCTTTCTGTTGCGAGCCATTGATCGGCGGCATAAGTTGCCGTGGCTCCTATATTGGACTTCAGCGTCGTGCCGTTTTCTTGACTGATCTCGAAATGCGGATTGGTTAGCAGACCAAGATCAGCCGCGCCATCGAAGGCGCCGCTGTAGGAGTTGAGACGCGCAACTGTTTTCTCCGCAGTTGATAACGCAGTAAGCACCGCATCGCCGCGAATGATCTTCTGTGGCTGACAATTAGCCATCGTATAACCAATGAACTTCCAATTGCCAGAGCCATCCGAAGCAAGCACTGCCTCATCACCGGCTTGAGGTGTAAAACTAACAAGACCCGGTGTGATTAGTGTGGTGCCATTGTAAGTAATTAAAGGTGTAGCCGCAAAACGAACTTTAATGATCTTATTAATCGCTGTGCCAAAGGAAGTGACTCCAACTGACCCAGTAATATTGATATAGTCGGTTGCCTGGTTTCCAATGTCACATGTTGCAGCTGATGCGAGGTTCGTGACAACTCGGCTTCCCTTCGCTAACAATGCTCCAATAGTACGATAGATAACTCCTTGAGTTTGAGTGGAGTCTGACTGCATAACAGTACCATCCGCACCGGAGGGTAGCTCAAGGTACTGACTACCATCGGCTACAGGAATGTTACCCTTAGTAATACCCAGTGATCCGATACCACCGGCAGGACCTGCGGTGCCGGTGTCCCCTTTGTCGCCACTCTTGAAGAACGCTATAGCGGTTGAGCCGGATAAAGCTCCATTAGAAACAACGTGGCTAACTTGTAACTCAGTATAGCCCGATTGATCCGTAATTCCTGTCAAGGCATACACTGCGAAGTTCTGGGGAGCATCCACTTGCTTAAGAAGAACGTACCCCAGTATGGCAGACGTACCCATACCCCATGATACAACGTAAGACGACGCGTTAGGGTTTCCCGTGACGTTTGTTTGATCATCAATGGCTATCACAGTTACCAATGACAGACTAGCATTGTTTAGTCTAAATAATCCAGCACCCGGGTCAGCAATAGTTGTTGTGGCATTGAATGTCCACGTGAGACCCTCAGGGACTCCCACATCTCCAGTGCGTGAGAAGCTTATATAAACCTGATCATTGTTTGTGAACAATGCTCCACTAGACCCGGTATACGTGACTGCGAGCTGGTTCCATCCCGCGTTGTCAGTAAGACCAGTGACAGAGAACTGAACGTACTGCTCGGGTGCAACCACTTTTCTTATAGTTAGTAACCCCTTTACAGCACTACTACTATCATCCCACGTCAACTGCCAATTATCAAAAGAGGGGTTGCCGGTCTCAATACTAAGATTTGATATGGCAACAGTAGTAACGCTTGCTAGCGTTGCACTATTAAAACGGATATCTCCTGTGCCTGGGTCTGCCATAGTTGTGGAGCTATCGAACCGCCACTTAGGACTATCACCGCCGCGCTCCGCCATCAACTGCCACACAGTAGTCCATGACGTCCCAACACCCGGTTCCGTTGATGCTCCCGATGTATGCCCCGTGGTGCAGAAGTAGCTGGAGCCACGATTAGTAACGAGGTCCGTTCCTCCCGTATATGCGAAGGCGGTTGTCCACTGACCTTGTGGCGTTAGTCCAGATACAAGCGAAGCAATGTCAGTTTCATTGGCTGTGCCAATACCCACGTATCGCCATACCTGTGATGATCCGGCGTATGTCACTGTGATCTTGTACGCACCCCCGACAACAAAGAACTGAACAAATCCGTTGGCATCCGCCGTAAATGGATTTGACTTGAGCGTGGTGCCACCACGATCGGAATACACCGACGCAAGAAGGCCCGTGCTTTCGCTAATAACTTCCACAGTTGCCAGAGGCGCGATGTTTCCTTGCTGATCAACCGCATTGAACTGATAGCATCCCAAAGCCATGTTGTGCTCCTATTAGACCTGCGGTCCCTTGCGACTTGTTGGCGTTCCAATGTTCGTAACGAATGCAATCCCATCGATTGACTTGCCAGCAGCACCGCCAGCGCCTCCGCCGCCGGGTGTACTGTAGTAATCGCCTGCCGATCCAGCGAGGCCGGGGCCGCCGCCATTACCGCCAAGCTGATCAATGCCCCAATACCCGCCGGCGCCACCCGCCGATGATGTGCCAGCTTTCGGTAACGTGTGGTTACCCGTTGTTCCTTCAAGACCCGGATTACCGCCGATAGTACCCGCACCGCCACCGCCGCCAGAGCCTGACTGGTTGGCTTTGCCGCCGCCACCGCCGCCACCGCCGCCCCATATTGCAGACGTTGATGATGTGTCATCGATCTTGACGGGGACACGGGTGTATAGCGCGGTGCCGCCTGCGCCGCCTGCCGTCGGGTTTCTTACAGGCGCTGTATCCTGGCCCCAGTCACCGCCATCGCCGCCGCATCCCTGTATCTTGCCGTAATTGTAGATTGTAATGTCGAGGCCCGCCACCCATGTTCCAACGTGAAGAGCGGGAACACCCGCACTCATACTACCGACTGTCACGCCTGCAGTAATAATCGCAGTAACAGTGATGCCCGTTGGATTTGTGATTACTGGGTACAGCGTGTCATGGATTGTTCGCAGATTGATGTTGAATGCGTTGGAGTCGATCACGATTACGCGAGAATTTGGATCTTCGGTGTTATAGTTCGTGAATATGGACTCTTCGGCTTCGATCTTGAGTTTCTCGCTCTGTGGATCAAGACGCGTAATCTGAACTGGAACAATCTCGTCCGCCCCCGTGTCATCTTGCAAGCACCAGCTCTTGAACTGATACCCGACTCCGAGCGATGCGTCTGATCCATTGAATAGTTCGAATTGAACCATCCGAGGAGGATTGACGTATCGACCAAGCTGAAGGTCATTCAATCGTGTGGCAACGCTTCCGCCAAATGCGGGTATCCATCTCGAAAAGATCTTCTTAATGGCGGCGCTGCCATAGTCGGACTCAGCTTGCAAATCCACAGTTGCACGAATTGACCTGAAGTTGTCTTCATCAGTCATCGGCCTAAGCGGATTGATTTGCGCATAGTACGTCCAGACTTGCGAGATGCGTTTGTTGGGCTGCTCTACAACACTCGTAGAGCCCTGAAGTATCTCATCTTGCGAGAACGTGTTGGCGCTCGACGGAATTGGACGAAGAACTTGAAGTTGAATAAGTTTGTTCTTGTCATCCCACCATATCGCAAGAGCAGCCTGCTGAATGATCTCAGATATCAACGTAGCGACGGACGTCGGCTCGGCAATCACAGCAGTGTATACCCGACGAAGATACGCAGCAGTCTCGGACTGCCATGATGACAGCGGAATATACGACGATGGAATTCCAGCGTATGTTACAAGCAAGTCTCTGATGATGACGGCCGGGTCTTGACCAGTATATTGCTTGACGAGCTGAACACGCGAGTCTGCGGGGTGATCCTGCGCTACTGTATTGTTTCTTGCGCGACCAATGGTGAGCGTATCTCCCGATCGCGTGTACGAGCAAATCTCTTTTCCGCCGACGGCAACGAGACCACTCGCAGGATATTCGGCATTACCAATTCCTGACGGAGTTAAGATCAGCGTGGTGGAAGTCGTTGTAAGCGCGGCAAGCACACGTCCGTTGCTGATCGCGGGGCACTGTGCGCGGTCTCCATCGGCGAGCTTCAGCACGTCCTTTGCGATGATAGTAAATGTGCCATCTACCGAGGGGCCGTCCACACTCTCGATAACGTAGTGACGAGTGTCCATATCTTCGATGTTTTGGCCCAACGTTCCACGAATGAGCCGTAGGCTTTTACCCCGCAGGAACGGGTGACGCGCTTTAAACTTGCCCCAATACGTTCCTTGATTGTTAGCAACGTACGGACGCTCATTGATGTATGGATCATATCCGGGGCCAATGTCGGGCCAACGATGATCCTTGAACGTTACGGATAGCGACGCGCGCTGGCCAAGGTCTTCGCCAAGCGAGACCACAGCTGGAGTGAATGCGACGCCTGTTAACGACGGGATGCACTCAATCGTTGACGGAAGATAGTTTGTGTCCATTGCGTATCGAAGCACAGTCAGCGTCTGACCGAAGTGCGTGCGATCTTGGCACGTGCCCAACGAGTTAAAGCACTTTCTCGATCCTGTAGTGGGTATCGATGCGGTGCACGGCGCTACTCCATACGATCGAGTGCAAGTCGGAACCTCAATCTCAACGTATGTAAGAGACTTCATGTGACAATCCCCGCGACATTCATGGAGGCTTGCATCATTCCGTTGGACCTTGCATTCGATATCTTCACATCATCGGTGTGCCACACATACCCAACTTCATTTGGGTACGTAAGGGGGCGCCATGCGAAGAAGAATGGTGCCTCTTCGGTAAACCTAACGAACGGCCGAAGATACGTTCGGACCCATGCGGGCGTAAGATTGTTGAGTTCAATTGACGTTTGATGCAGCTGGCCGAGTTTAATGCGGCCAAGGAAGTTGGCAGACTCGCTTTGGCCGTTCACAAATCGATTGACACGTCCATCAGTAATAGGCGTGTGGCCAACGTATATCCGACGCTGACCAACGAGAAGCTTTCCGGCGTACATCACAGCCGCACGGGGGACTGCTGACCCAACATCTAGCCGAAGACGAACACCCGTTGCAAGCCGAGGAGCAAATCGAATGAGTACGGGAGCATCATCAGCTAGCAAGTACGACCCTGACACGCTTACCCAACCTGACGGTGCGCCAGACGTTACTCCCGTCGCACATTCAACAGATAGTGCGATCTGCGCACTGCCGAAGTTGTGCTTCACTACAGCCACATAGTCGATCTCATCAAGATACGACTGTGTATCCACAGTGATGTAGTTGACAGCGATGCCAGTTGCACGCCAATCAACTACTGTGTTGGGGTTTGCAAGATTGTCAGCGTTGTGGTTAGATGCATTCGTCGTAGCACTAACGCTAGTAGCCGTCACAAGGTTGTGGTAACCGAAGATTGGATTGTCGCCGTTGATGCCTTTGCTATCGTCGTTTAGAACAACGTTAGAAGAGATGATGATCATATGGCTTTACGACGGGGTTAGGACAACCTTGCCCCCGTCCCTCTGGTAGTCAATGAGCTTCGTGGCCAGATTGCGCACAACGTCTCCGGTGAAGAAGCTATTGGGGTTGATGCCGCTGACAAATAAGGTCTGTCCCTGTGACGCTGTTTGAGGGGCTTGGTGAACAGGTGCCGCAGATGGCGCGGCCGCAGCACTCGACCCGCCGCCTGATGGTGCGCTGACAGTACCGCCGCTACTGTTGTGCGACGTTGAACGGATTTTTGCGATCTGCGCCATTCCCATTGCCGCAGTGATGGCGGCCATGCCATATGAGAACGGCGGCGGCAGTTCAGCCAGCGCCTTCGTGATACCTTGGTATGTGTTGATCAACGCGGCAGCGATTGCTGCGGTTTTGCTCTTGCCGAAGATCGTTGTCAACGCGTTAGCCGTCGCAGACACCAAGCTATCCATGTTCTGCTTATGGCTTTCGTTGACGGACTTAACCGCCGCGTCATACTCACGCCACGATATCGCGCCGTCGCGGACCATTTTGTTGAGCGCTTCAATCTTTGCCGACGCTTCCATAGTCGGAGAGTTCATGATGTCTTGGAACGCGTATTGATGCTCAAGGTGAAGCTGCTTGATCGCGTCCTGAAGCTCCTGTGTGGTTTTGATGATAGGAACAGCCGACTTCTTGTACTCAATCGCTGCCTGTGTAACGATTGGTGCCCATTCGCCGAAATGTGTTTGAAGGTCTGTTGATAGTTGGCCCCAACTATTCGCAATGTCTTGGCCGCCATCCTTGATGTCAGCCCAAGCATTAGCCCAATCGCCCTGAACGAAGTCAGCAAGCGCTTTGCCGACAGCGTAAATGGCTTTACCAACAGTCTTGAATGCTTCCACAACAATCAATCCTGTAGCCACAAGGCCTTTGAACCCTGCGGCGAGTGCGTCAACGGTGATCTTGAACGCGTTATGAAGCGTCGTATTCTGCTCGACAGACGTCGCTAAGTACTGCAACACGGGCAGCACTTCTTTGGTCAGTCGATTGATGAGTCCTCCGAATATTGCTCCGAGGCTGTCGAGCGTATCGTTGAACATGCTTGATCGAGTGATCAGCTCTTGATCGAATACCGCGCCAAGCGCTACGCCTTGATCGCCCATCTCCTTGATGGCCTGCGACCCCTGGTTGAGCAGCGGGATCAACTCTGCGCCGGCACGTCCGAATAGGCTTACAGCGAGCTGAGTTTTTGCTGCACTATCTTGCATGTGAGCAAACTTGTCAGCAAGCTCCATGAATACAGCGCCTGACGACTTCATCTGCCCGGCCGCGTCATGTACGGAAATACCAAGCGCTTCAAATGTGCGAACGCCCTCCGACATTGCGTCGCGATCATTCATCTTATTGCTAAGAAGCACCAGACCTTGTTGAAGATTGCCAACCTCGATGTTAGCTTGCGATGCTGCGAACTGAAGCTTACCAAGTTCTTCCGACGCGATGCCAAGCGCTTGAGCCTTTTGACCCATCATCTCAGCTGCGTTGATCGTCGACTGAATAACGTACCCAAGTCCAATCAACGCAGCGCTGGCCGCCATGGTAAAACGAGAGATGGAGGCAGCTGCCTTATCGGTCACAGTGCTTGTAGTCTTTTCAAAGCCTTTGAGCTTCCCCTCAGCCTCATCAACCTTTGCCTTTAGCTTCAGGTTTTCAGCAGAGAGCTCAACGACTAGATCACCCAACGATAGTTGTGCCATGACAGCTGCCTTCCATTAGGCCTTGACAATGCCCGTAGCGTTCAACGTCATCTTCATTACGGCGGCTGTCTTGCCGACTCCGATGATATTGATCATGTCGCCGATGGCTGCGTCTGCTGAGGGCATGATGCCGCCGGGCGTCGGAGACGCGAGGTACACGATACCAATACCAAGTGTAGCGCCCATCGTGATATCGCCTGCCGTCTGAACAACCACAGGTTGGTTGATTGCAGCGCCGTTAAGAGCGATGCCATACGCGACGCGAACCTCAGCAACGCCGCTATTAGCGTCGTGAGGGGCAACCTGGTTAGTAGACGATAGATAAACAACCTGGCCGGCAGTAACGGCTGCCAGCGCGATCTTCGTGGTAGTCACGGCGTCTGATCCTTTGACAACGCCGGTAGCGGTTACTGCAATGTCAGCCATGTTCTATTTCTCCATAGGCCTTTTCGTATAGCTCTCTTACTTCATCTTCGGTCATACTTCCATACATCTTTACCGGACGGTTGGCTTCGATCAGCCACGCTAGTTCAACTACTGTGAGACGCCAGAATTGTTCTGGGGTGACGATGCGGAGCTTGCCGACGAGCGCTTTGTAGGCTTCTTCGACGAGTCTGCACGGGCCTTGCGAGCCCGCTTCGGCTTTCCCTCAGCACTCTGACTTGCCTTCAAATTTTTCGGGATCATCATCGAAAGCAACCCCGTGATAGCGGTGGTTACCGCCTGCGAGTTGTTGCCTGAGAAGATGCTCTCGAAGATATCGTCATCCGATACCTGTGCGCCTGCGTAACGAAGTGCCGCTCCGTAAGCCATGGACAACTTTGCCATAGGAGCAGTTTGACGAGCAGCGTATTTCACCAGCTCGTCAACTGTGATCACCTCTTCCACACGGGCGATGAGCTGAAGCACGTTGCGGGGCTCGATGACGAATGACTGCCCCTTCCACTTCAGCTCAACCTTGTCAAACCCGCTCATGTGTTAGACTCCCGGGATGAATGTCACGGCGCCGGAAGACAACAGCGTTGCTTCGAACGTCGCGGCATCATTGTATGGGCCCGTGTCTTTGTATGACGATAGGTAGAACGTACCCGTCAACACACCGCCATCAGGGTATGTCAGCGTTGCGGTACGAGTACGCGTTCCGTTGAACCAATCCGTCTTGAGTGCGTTGCTCTTTGTCACACCGGAGATAGAAATGTTCACCTCATCTTCAGCCGACACAGTAAGCAGCGTGCGCTTACCATTGTCTTCATCGGACGTTACGTTGATCTCGGCACCGTTCAGTTCCAGCGACCGTTCACGAACGCCGGGAATAGAAGCACCGTTCCAAGCAAAGGCGAGTTCTCGTCCCTTGAAAGAAGCCATTGGGTTATGTCCTCTGTTTGATCGTTCGGTAGCTTGCTACCAGCAGGTGCCGGTCTTCTTCGTCTCTACCGATGGAGTTGATATCAATACTCATCACTACGCTAATGTACTTAGTTCCTGCCATCACAAGTTGATTGGGCAGTATTAGAAGGTCCCGTATCGCCTCGTGCTTTGCGATACCCGACAGATAGTCGATGCATCGAATACGGACCTGAAAACCCGGCTTAAGCAAGTCTAGCTCATCAGTGTCCGGCTCAAGCCCTGGCGTGTCGTATATCGTGATGACATCCGACGGCGATGTGGGCTCACGCGATACGTTAATGCTCCACTGATTTGGAGAAGCGAAAGCCCCGATGCCGTTGCTTTGAAGATATTGCGCGACTTCAAAAGCTGTGGATGGCATCACTTGTACCCTTTCAATCCGGCTAGAAAGACTGCTACTGCAGCGGCCGTTGCAAGCCCTGCAATTGTCATCAGAGACTTACCGCGAAAGTTCTCGAGTCCTTGACGCCATGATCTTAGTTGCGCCATGTCCGCCTGTGTTTCCTTGTCGGAGAACCGTTGCACCAAATCGTTGAGCGCACCAAACACTTTCTGTGCTGCGATTGGGTTTGACGTATCGACTCCCACAGTAAGGAGCGTCTCATGCACAGCTTGCTTTGCCGCGCTATGCGCAATCGTCTCGATTGTGGTTGCCGTCGTATTCAGTCCCATCTCTTCGATGACTTCACGAACGATGAGCCGAACCTCATCCGCGCTGACAGACTTCTTTGTTCTAGCCTTTGACGACACCGCATTCTTCCTATTCGTCTGAGTTGCCATTTTTCTTCACCCTTGAATAGGCAGCCACGGTGCGAATAACGTCTTCTCGTGTGCTGGCTATCGCTTTTTCCATGTACTTGGGCTCTCCCTCAGGACCCCAGTACGTTCCCAATCCGCTTTTACGCGGCTTGCCCTTCCACTTCTGCTCCATGTTCTCGTGAACAGCAGCAGCGTATGATGACCCAAACCCGATCTTCACAACATGAGCGCGCTCAGGGTGAGGTTGCGTGTATGCGCTAGCGCGCAAGTTGCCGTATTCGATGGGAACACGCTTCTGAGCATCGCGTTGAATGATCAGCCCCGCAGCCATCAGACCGGCATCGGTGCGTTCCACAAGAGAGCTCAACTCCTTGTTGAGGCTCTTGATCACCTTATCCAGCCCTGTTAGCTTCTTGCCCATTACATAGTCACCTTGTAGAGGACCTCGGTAGCGTCGAGGGACGGTGATGCATTAGATGTAAGTATCAACGCAGCGTCAGCATACTGTCGAGGATCAGCCACAGACGTGTGATCGCCCTCGGCAAAGTATCCCTCTTCCAGAAGCTTTCTGTCCGTATATGCGATTGATGACGTAGCCAGCTCTTGTCCTTGTGCGGACCTTATGAGCGTTGTCACCGTCTGAAAGCGGCATGTGATCAAGATCGGGGCTGCGAACGTTGCACCGCCGAACCCATCGCTCCCGTTAGGGGCCCAGTACGTGGCGGTTTGATACATGCCTTCGGTATATGGCGTCATCACAGCACCTTGAATATGGCTGGACGTTTACCGAGCTTCAGCAGGCAGCATTCGTTGTCAAGAGTGATTGCCTGCTGTCCATATGTCGTACCCTTCAACGAGTCACCCAACGTTGCGCGTCCGTATGACTCTGATGCATCGCCGAGCGACCGGCTCGACACAGGCTTTGCTCCGCCCGGACCGGATGACGACATAGACGATAGCAGGTGTGCGGCAATCCACTTGATGATTGACTTTGCGCGAGCATCACTCCACGCCGTAGCACAGGGCTCAACAATGAGCGCAGCGTCATCAATTGCACCCTGCACTGCCGTATCGTCCTGGGCAGTTACGACGATACTACGAACTTCAGGGACAGATGGAAGCGACATTGTTGAGCCCTCGTGTTATCAGTTGGTCAAGTTGCGCAGTGCTTCGAGAATGTCGTCTTTCTTCGACGGAACATCATCGAGAACACCCGCATTGATGACGGCTTCGCGGAAACGACGCGCGGCGGCAGCACCGGTCGACTCTTCGCCCATAGCGATGAGTTCGCCAATAGTAACTTGATCGTTGCTGCCTTCGTCACCTTCGTTATTGCTGACGGGCGGCGTCAAAATCTCAGTCTTCTGAGTGCGAATGCCGCGACCATGAATTTCTTTGAGACGATGGCGGCCAAACTTGTTGGCTTCTTCATCGGTCAGGTAGACCTCATTCTTACCATCCATGTTGGACGTGACCTTTGCGCTGTATACGCGATGCTCGCCTTCTTCCATGCGAGAGAAGACACCCTTGGTGATCGTATAGAGTCGACGTTCGGTTTCCATATCATAGTCTCCTTTTTCATTTTGATGAGAAAACGGGAGGAGAGGGTTTTCTCTCCCCCCGTAGGGAACACGTTACACAGGGGACGTATTACGACAGGTGAGTGATGCCGCAACGACCGTCAAAGTCAGACTTGCAACGCGGCACCCACACAGCCATGACCTTGAAGTCTTCCGACATACCGCCGTCAGCAGACCACTGAACCGTCGTGACATCCTGTGCCACGGCGAGGTCAATCGTGTCATTCGTCATCTGGACGAGGACAACGTTGCTTGCCGGCAGGAAGTCAGCAACAACCACATCTTCGATGCCCGACAGAGCAAGGATGCGGTCACGAACAGTGCGCGGGTCACTCGACGTTGCGCTGTCCTTGTAGTCCTGATCCAGCTTGCCTTCGAAGTTCGTAGGAACGTACAGGACCCACGGACCGAAGTGACGTGCGGTGCGCGATGCGTTCTGCATTGCGATCACGTCATTGACGATCAGGTAGTTGCTGCCGGCTGCGACAGCCGTCCAGTTCGTAGCCATTGCGACAATGTTACGATCCGGATGCGTCGTGTAGCCGTAGATTGGCGAGCCTTCGGCGCTGATCAGAGTCGAGCCAACGAACAGCATAGACTCGGTCTTTTCGGCAACGAGACGGCCAGCGATCTGAGCGCCCGAAACGTCGAGCGACTCACCCATACGACGCGACGCGGTCAGACGACGAAGCTCGATCTCGAAGTCCTTGTGGACAATCGGAACCGGAACCTGCTGCGTCTTGAATGCCGGCGTGTCCATTTCAGAACGGCGACGAGCGTCCATCGAGAGCTCAGCCGAGGTCATGTCGGACTGGCGATCCCACAGGGAGATCGTGACGCCGATAGAGCCGAGGTTGTGCTCGAGGCCGCGGCTGCGCAGGTCTGCAACAGCGCGAAGACGCTGAACAGCAGCCTGAACAACTGCACGGTCGATGTCCTTCCATTCGTCGTACTGCAGCAATGCCGTACCGTTGACGCGCAGCTTGCCATACTCACCGTTGGCGTTCTGTACGAGAACATAGGACTGGCCGTCCTTGCCGAGGAACGGTCGACGAGAGTGGGCGCTCAGCCGACCCTCACCGATAACCTTAGTGGCGAGTTCAACGTTGTCTTTCATCAGAGGATCTCCACACGGATGCGACCGAAGGCGACAGCGCCGCCGACAGTGGTGACGGTTTCGAGAGCACGAGCGATTGCCATGCCGGTCGAGTCGGCCTTCAGGGCACCATTGCCAGCGGACTGAAGGAATGCGCCTGCGGTGATGGCAATGTTGTCATCAAGGAAGGCATACACGCGATCACCCGACTTGCAGTGAGCGTACTGAACAGTCTGACCGTCAGCGTAGACGTCATCGATGTCACCGCCGACCATGCCCGACTCAATGGCGAACGTGGCGGGCAGCTTGTCGAGGCTTGCCGACTGCTCGGCGCGAACCGCACCGGCAGACGTAACTTCGATCAGATATCCCGGCTTGATGTTCGAGCCGGCAACAGCGATTGCTTCGCTGATGTGCGGCTTACCGCGCAGGACAATGCATTTGGGATCGGTATTGCTCGGCATGGAATTACGCTCCCTTCTTCTTGCGGTTGACGATCAAGTCCTTGGTCGACGGCGGCGCCATGCCGGCGAGGTCCTCAGCTTCGTCCTTATCGAACGATGCGTTGGCGAGGATACGGCCGGAATAGTCAGCCTGCGGGATGAGCCCGCCTGCGACCGTCTCGAGCGTTGCCATGTCCATTGCTTCCGCAGCCTTGCGGTCAATGTTCGAATTGGCAACGATCTTGTCGACCAACTTCTGCTTCTCGACGTTAGCAATCTTGCTGGCCGTCTTCAAAGCAGTGCGGTCATCCGACGAGATCAGCGAGGCGGTGGCCTTCTTGACCTCATTGGCGACCAGCGAGGTAAGTTCCTCGCGAGTAACGAGGATTGCACCATCCTCCGTCTTCTTCGACATTGCCTTCTCCTTCTTGGCAGGCTCTTCCTTTACATCATCCGCGCAAGCAGCAGGGGCTTCCTCCTTCTTGTCATCGGCGTTCTCTTCCTCAACCGTCTCGCCCTCGGCGTCCTCTTCGGCAACTTCGGCAAGATAGTCGTCGTGCATACGCTTCAGCGTATCGGGCGACATCATGCGCAGCGAGTCCTCATCGTCCGGAGTGAACGGCGAAGCATCGCTCGAAATGAGGTCAGCGATAACCTGTCGAAGGTCATCATCCGATCCGCGCTCATTCGTCGAGAGCAGAGCGTTGAGCTCCTTCTCAACTTTCTTCTTGGCATCTGCGTTGTTAACGCCAACAGCAGCCAGAATGCCTTTCACTGCTTTGTTAGCCCGTTCCGTAAGCTTCATATGAAGCCTCCTGTCTCTGTTGGTTCTAACGCCACATCCATCAGCGAAGCTGCAAGCGCCCGGTTCGTCAGGCAGTAGTGCCAGATGATCGGGGACCCAGTTGCGACTGATAGCAACATAGTCACGGCCATTCGATTGACCGGACGCTTCCTCATCAACGCAGAAGAAACCTGTACTCACATCCATTGGCTCTTTGGATCGCAACATCGCGAGCAATCCCGGCCGAACCTTTTTCGCTTTATCGATATCAACCCATGCCTCAGCTTTCAGGCATTCATTCTCGAGCTTCGCATTGAACAGCTGGCCAACAGCCCATTCGGCGATCTTGTCGGGGTCATTCGCTGTGTGGAACTCGCCCTTCTCAGTCGGATGTCCCACCGTCACAGGGCGTCCGTTCCATCCTTCGGGGTGAAGCTCGGACAATTCAGTCAGCGATCCGTTCATTACAACGCCAGCTTTTGCCATTACCACAGGGATGACGAGGAACGTCTTTCCCTCATGTGACTCGAAGCGCGTTTCGCTTGACTCGAGATTTGCTTGAATGAAATTACCGCGTGGTTCTTTCTTGGCTTTGCTGCATGGGCATTCCGTGTTGCCGGGGCAGTTGGCTCTCAGCTTCAGAGGGCAATGTGCCATCAGTACATCCCATTAAAAAAGCCCGCAACGGATAAGCACTTGTGGCATCCGGCGGGCTTGGGTTCTTCCCATCACCATCGATGGGCAAAGAATACTGAGGGCTTGGGGG